TGATATTAAGTGTTGCCATGGTTTACCTTGTTTAATTTCTTCAACTGACCATTGAGCATACGCTAGGTCATATAATAATTGTTCTCTTTCACCAAGTTTAGGATTTTCAATTTCTGATAATTGATGACTAGATATTGGCCATACAAAATTACATTCATTACAAGGTATTACAGGCACACCTGCTAGTATAGAATCAATACTAGAACCACTTGTATAAGATACGGTGCAATGTGCATTTTTTAAATCATCATTAATTGTACCTTTATTGCTATAAGATACATTACACCAATTATAAGTTAATATTAAATTTTTCATTAGGTCTTTGTTTTCTGGATGGTCTCTGAAAACTATTGGTCTATCTGTATGTCTTCTTAAATGTTGAATAGTATTTTTTACCCACCATGAAAAATCAATACCAAATAATGAGGCGTCATTCATATTTTGACCTACTATTAATACATGGTCGCCTTTCTTTCTCCATGGTTTAATTTTTAAACCTAATTTTTCAAATCTATCTGACGGACTATTTTCATTTTTGAAGTCAGCAAGACCTCTCATAAAATGGTTTAAGCCAACTCTATGATACTCATGTTTATCTGTTATAGTTCTACCTAATAATGGTGTTTCAATTACAACTAATGGTTTATCTCTATGATTTTCTACAATATTAACTTTTGTAAAATGATGTTGCAACATTAATTTCCACTTCTTTTTAGGTGTTTTTTTCCACGACCCAAATATAACAGCGATATCACATTCCTCATAACCATCAGATTTTGATATTGTACCACCAACTGATTCTGCAAGGTCCATTAATAGTTGTCTTTGATAATGTAATGGTGTAGATTTTATAAAGAAGTTTATTAACATTATCTGCCTCGTAATATAACTGCCTCTGATAAACATTTATTTCTAGGTCTATTTAAAAACACTTCGTACTTGTAATTAAGGTCTTTTAACATTTGTTCATATTGTTTTAAACTTGTTTCATTGTCAATTAGTTTCACTTCAAACTCAATTAGAAATGCTTTAAAAGGCACATCATAAGTTAAAATCTCTGTACAGAAATCATACCATACACCCTCAATATCAGCCTTAATAATATCTGGTTGTGGCATATCTTCTTCCATCATCTGTTTTAAGTTCTTACACTCTACTTCAATGTATGCTGGATTTTCACCGAATTGTGGTAATGGTAATAGTGAATAACATTTTGATAAATCAGTCTTATCATAATAGAATTTCATTGTACCAGGTGTTTTATTATATGCGACTTGATGAAAAGTCATCTTGTCTTTACCAGGAAAATTTGATTCCCACATCTTAACCGTGTCTGGTGTAGGGTCATATAAATGTATATTTAAATTAGGATTGTCTTTTAACATTTCTTGTTCCCAACCTACATCACGGTGTACACCTAATGATAATACATTTGTACTTTCTTTTACTATTGATTCTGGTAACCAATAGTTTTTATATTGTTTAAATTCTTGAGGATTCATATAGATACCCTCTAGTCTTTTTATTTCATTTAATAGTTGTGTTTCTTCCATATTACCTCACTAATATTATATCCAATGGATTTGGTTTTTCAAATCTATATACAACTTTATAATTTAATTTTTGTAAATAGAATAATGCGTCCTCTCGTACACCTTTATTATATAGTTCTTGTGAACCATTTTCTTCAATAACAATAAGAGGACTACTCGTTTCTATTGTTGCTATTGCGCCTTTTAAAACTTTTAACTCATGTCCTTCTACATCTATTTTTAAGTAGTCAACTTCATCAAAGTTAAAATCATCTAATTGTTTTTGCCTTACTTGTTTTTCACCATATTCTTTTATTACACCACCTGTTGCCATCACTTCGGTACTTTCATCACCTAATGCAACTGGATAGTATGTTAATTTCTTATGTTCATACTTCATTCTAGGTCTATAATCAAATGCATGTACTTTTTCAAAATCTTCTACCAATGGTAAAGAATAATCTCCATCTCTACAACCTACATCAATAGCAGTTCTAAAATTTTTGATATATGGTTTAGACTTTAAATAAGTTTCTAAACACCAATCGTAATTAGTCTTCATAGTAGCTGTCATATACTGGCCAATCTGTTTTAAAGGTAACATAGTTTAATTGTATACCTCTTCGTTCTACTTGTATTTCTTTTCCCTCTGCCATTCCGTGCCAAGCATTAGGTCCATTAAATATATAACCATAATTATGCCAAAACGGTATAGTTTTTATCAATTCTTTCTTTTCATTATACAAGTCTGTACCTAGGCTTATGTTTTCACCTGTTTTGTTTACATATATTAAACTTGATATTAGTTTTTCTGGTATGTCAATATGTGGTTTCAACCAAAATCCCTCTGTATCATTTAATACTTCTAATCTTACAAAGGAACCTGCAAAACTATTTTCATTACCAACCATTTTAGCAATCATTTTTCTAATAGGTTCACTTCTTAACTCTTCTATAAATTTGGAAAGTTCAGGATACTTGTCAACATTATCTTTTGTAATATACTCTCTTAATTTATGGTTTTGTTTTTCAACACCCTCTTTATATCCAGACCTTGTGCCATCATGTAATACACCACTTCTTTCAATCTTTGCACTTCTTATTTCATCTACTTGAGCTTCAGTTAATGCCTGACCAAAGGTATGATGTACCCATGGACTATCATCATATTTTGCTTTACTTAAACTTTCAAATAATTTTGTATAACTCATTTGTTTTCCAACCAATCTATAAAACCTTTAGACCAATCTTCATAGGCATAATGGTTTGGATGTTGGTCGCCCTCTGCTAATTCATATTCAACATTTGATTTTATTAAATCAAACATACTCCACTCCGGTTTATAATATTTAGACCAATCAATTTGGTCTTTAATTTTGATAATCTCTTTATTTTTAGGTGAGTAACCATAATTCATAGAATTGTATATGTAATATTCTATACCTAACTTTTTTAATCTCTCTTGTATTTTTAAAACACTAAACAAAACATTATAAGAAGCTGTTTCATTAATATCATCTACACCAGGAACAGCTGTATATTTTAAAGTGTGAAAGTAATCACCTTTTATTGTAGGACCTTTTGTGAAAGCATGTCTTATACAATTTTCTGCCTCACTATTTTTGCCAAAAATACTAGCCTTACTACCTCGTTCTTTGTTATAAATTTGTTCATCAAAACTAACAACTTGAAATCTACCAGACGGTGGTACACCTATTAATACTATACCATCTTTTTCAAAATCAGTAGTATAAACTCTTCTTAATATTCCGTCAATACTGAATCCATTACGAGCTAAGTTGACTTCCGACCTGTTTAAATAATGTGCCAAAAATGTGCCTGGTCCCTTATGTTCATTACATAGTTGATTTCTTCTTTTAGCACAATTGCCATAAGCAAAACTGCAACCCATATTATACAACTTTGACATTATACTTCTCCTGAAATTTACTTGCGTCCCAACGGTCATTTACCATTGGCATGCCTTTAATATTTAATGATGTATTTAATAACATAGGACAACCTGTTTTATCTTTCCATGTTTTAAGTAAATTATAAAATCCTTCATTGTCTTCTTTTGTGACCGTTTGTACTCTACTTGTTCCGTCTGCATGTATAATAGCTGGAAACTCTTTAGGGTATTTACATTTACCAACAAACTGCATGTAAGGACTAGTTTCTTGTGGCATATCAAAATAATCATGTACATCTTCTAATAATATTGATGGTGCAAATGGTCTAAACTTTTGTCTTTTCTTTATTGCATTTACTTTATCTTTAATTTCATCACCTCTAGGGTCTGCTAATAAACTTCTATTACCTAATGCTCTAGGACCAAACTCTGCTCTACCACTAGCTACACCAACTATTTTATTTGTTTCTAATTCTTTTATAATACTATCTACTGGATATTCTCCTTCTATATTATATCCTAAAAAAGGTCCTTTCCAGTTTAGTTTTTGTTTTGTAACAGCAGGTATGCAACCTAATGATGAACCACTATCACCTGGATTTGGCATAATCCATATGTTTCTTTTTAGATTACTATTAGCAACACAATTTAAGGCACAACCACCACTTATAACTAAATTAATTTTCTTACAATGTTTTCTTACAATTCTTGATAATTCATCTTCATATACTTTTTGTACAGAAGCAGCTAAATCCATATTATCAGCATGTGGAGCAAAATCACCTATACCTCTATGATTATTTTTCTTTAATAATAATCTTCTAATAGCTTCTGAATATCTTGGTTTACCATAAGCAGCCATTCCCATAGTAATATATTCTTCTTCATTTGGTTTTAAACCTATTCTTTGTGTAATAGCAGAATATAATAATCCAAGTGATATAGGATATTGTTGGCGAGCAATCATCTTTTCATTGTCCCATACTGTCATAGTTTCCATTTCACCTATTGCGTCAACAGTTAATGTCATTGCGTCTTTAAAAGGTGCTGTATAATAACCACCTGCCATATGTGAATGATGGTGTTTTACATATTCATCTATTTTGATACCAAATTGTTTTAGGTAAACACTAGGCAGTTCTTTATAATCAAATGCATATTTGTATTGACCTGCTCTAAATTGTCGCCATTTTTTTAACCACGGTTTTTCATAATAGACAACAAGGTCAAAAGGTCCATAACTCATTGCCTCATCAACAATCTGTTGATTTAGATACTGGTCATTTTTAATTTTAGAGTATCTTTCGGCATGAGCAGCCCATAATATTTCCTTACCATCTACCACGGCCATAGCGGCGTCATGGTTTAAACAATTAATACCTAATATTCTCATTTATATATAAAAGGGTCTTGTTTTTTGGCTTTAAACTTTTGCCATTTAGTTTTAATCCAATTGATTATTTTTCTTACCATATATTTTCTCCATTTAAATGACCATATGCCTGACCTTGATACATTTCTGTTTCTGTAAATTGGGAACACATTAAAGATTTTACCCAATCTTGTCTATCACCAGCATATAAAGGGTCTTTGATTTGGTCTAATTCGTTTAAACCTAAACTTACAGGATAAGCAGGCGAATGTTCACTACACCAACTAGGTATACCAGCCATAACTGCATGTACAGCACACATTGAATGGAAAGAAACCATAGCATAACAATTCTTTAAGTCTTCACTTAATGGTTTATCTAATCTTTCTCCCCAATCTGCTTTGTTTTTAAATTTTTCTCTAATTACAATAGGGTGTTTTCTATCATGTTTTGCAATCTTCTTAACAATGTCTTGTGTCCATTGGTGTCTATCAATACCATACCAATGTGCTGTATGATAACTAGGTGGTATTACAAGTATATGTTCACCATCATATTGCCATGGTTTTGGTGTTAATTCATCTTGACATTTTTCATTAATTCTTCCTAGTAGTTTATCAAATCTTCTATCAACTTTATAAGATTTTTCTAAATAATTTTTTTGAGTATTGTTTTTACAGATACGGTACCATCTGTCGCCTGTGTCAGATTGTTGATAGTCATTACTAAAAAAATAAGGTTGGTCAAAGTAATACCAATCTGTAGTACAAACTTCGTGTACCTGTTTCGTTCCTCTTACAAGGCCTTGGAAAGCAATTGCTGTGTCTTCGGGTATTTCACCATTCCATGTTGGCCAACTGTAATTCAAAAATCTAGCTGCACCTTGACCTGGTGATTTTTCGCCTTCTTTGCTATCAAAAATTTCGTAATTATGTTTATCACAAAATGCTTTTAAAAATGGTAGTGATGATTTTTTGGTATTAAATAGATAGATTTTCATAACCAACCTTTTTCACATAATAGCTATCTACTATATCTGATAGTGGATTGCCTACCTTTTCGGTATCAAATAATTTTTTCAAGTTATATTCTGGTAATTCTTTTACAAACGCTTCGTACATCATATCTTTATCGGCGTTACCTTTTCCTGTAGCACCTTTTTTAACAACACTAGGTACAACTGTATTGTAACCATATGTTTCTTGTAGTAATCTGTATTTAAGAATACCACAGTTTTCAGCAATTTGAAATAAACCTTGGCCTTTTGAACCAAAGGAATATCCTTCAATGAAAATAAGTGGTCGTATGTATGGGGAAAGTAAGTCCATAACAAAATCGGAGATATATCCGAATCTTTCAATAGGGTCGTTCCATTCTTTATGTTCATAACCAGTAATATTTTCACCTATTCTGCCTGTCCATTTCTTTTTATTTGTCAGATAATGAAATGAAAAGGTACCTGTTTTAAAATCTTCAATGTGGACTGCTGGGCTTGTTAGACTATAATCAATTCCAACTTTCGTCCTCGTCCAGTCCTCTTCCTTCTTCGTCTTCGTGTCGTTCTTCTTCATATTCTTCATGCTCTACCTCATGGCCACAAAATGGGCAAGTTATTGGTTCCAAGTCTTGCTCTTCAATATCCCAACTTATAGTATATTTAGTTTCGCAGGAAGAACAGGTATTTTTTCGTTTTTCTAATGCCATTATAATTTAAATTTTTTGAATTGGTCTTTAGTGACATCTTGTTTGATACCACCGATAACATAGGATTCTATTTCAGTTTCCTGTGGTGCGTTTTGCATTCCTTTGCTGTTCAGCCAATGGTCTACCCACGGCAGAGGATTTGTTTTTTGTTCGTAACTTGCTTTCAGACCTATTGTTTTCATCCTTCGGTTTGCCATATATTCTACAAACTGGTGTAACAGTTTTTCTGATAACCCAATCATACTTCCTTGTGAAAATAGATATGTTGCCCACCTTTTTTCCTCTTCTACAGCTTCGTCATACATCTTATAAACATCTTTCTCAACTTCTTTTCTAATCTTTAACATGTCTTTGTCATCATTACGGTCATGCCAATTATTAATGATAGCTTGTGACATTGCAAGGTGTTGACTTTCATCTCTTGCAATAAAAGATATAATTTTAGCAGAACCTTCTAAAAGTTTTAGTTCACCAAATGCAAATGAACAAGCAAATGATACATAGAATCTTAAACCCTCTAGTATATTTACAGTTACCATTGCAAGGTACATTTTCTTTTTAAGTTCATATAAATCAACCTTATCTTTATTAAGGTGCCATTTATAACCCATTTCAATTAAATCATCATAGGTTTTTGTAACAGATTTACTTCTTTGTTCAATCTTTTCGTTTTCTATGATTGTATCAAATATTTCATTTGGATTAGAATATAAATTTTTAATAATGTATGTATAAGACCTAGAATGAATTGTTTCCATAAAATCCCATGTGACAATACAACCCTCTAATTCAGGATTAGATACAAATGGTAAAAATGCTAAACAAGGTCCTCTACCTTGAACACTATCTAACATAGTTTGATACTTTAAGTTAGATGTAAATATAAACTTTTGTTGTTCAGATAGTTCTTGGTAATCATTTCTATCTTTCTGTAAAGAAACTTCCTCTGGTCTCCAGAAATAACCTAATGCTTGTTGATTTAACTTATCAAATATAGGATATTTCATATCACTATATTGTTGTACTTGTAAATCTTCACCAAAAAACATTGGTTGCTTTGTGAAATCTAAACCTTTTGCTTTATTAAATACACTTCTACTCATTTATTTCATTCCCTTTACTGATATAAAATTCCAACTGCAATCAAAACTTGGAATAAATCTTGCTATATTTCCTACATTTTCAAAATGATTATAAAATACATCAAGCCATTTATCCACCTGCTTTGGTGCCCTATCTTGACTTCCAACCTGTGTCACTATAACACCGTCTAGTTTTAAAATTCTTTTTAAATTCTTCATATTACTTATTGCTAGGTTTATACATTCATCATCATCATTTAAATCTACAAAAATTTTATCATACTTTCTATCTTTAATCTTTGTAATACTTTTAAATGCGTCCCCCCAAATACGATTAACAGATTTGTTATCTTTAATTCCAATTTTAGATAAATGTTTTTCACAAACATTAACTACTTCTGGATCCAATTCAAACCAATCAATCTCTCCAAATCCTTTATCAAGACATTCTCTCACAACACCACCATCACCACCACCAATTACAGCTATATTCTGATTAACAGAGTGTAATCTTGAAGACGCCTCTACCATTGTACCACTATAAATGTTTTCATCACTTTCGGCAACTTGTATTTCATCATCAATAAAAAGAGATTTACCATATTCTGCTAAATCTAATACTTCTATATGTTGTTTTTCTTTAGATATAAAATCTTCAAGAACATTATTTACAACATAATAATTCTTTTGTCCATCTGTATTGTCAATGTCTTCTTTATAACTCACGGTACTCCTATCAAATTTTCGTGTCACTATTCTTTCATGTTCAATTTCTTTCTTTAGTATATCTAAAGCTGCTGTAGGAGGAGTTTCTCCACAAGTAAAGAAATCAAAACTGATAATTCCTTTTTCTGGAAAGGTATGAAAACTCATATGACTTTCCGCTAGAAGAGCAATCAAAGTAAATCCTTGAGGTTTAAATACATGTTCAGAAACATTAAGTATTTCCACCTTTGTGGCCTTTGCAATTTTATTAACA